TAAAAGATATTGTAATGGATTTCAATTTAGTGTAGGTAAAAGAAAGGTGTGGAATGTTACAGGAGCATCCAATCTTGATGAATTAAGAGAAAGAACCTCAACACACATACTAAGAAGATTAAAAGAGGACGTTTTAGATTTACCTGAAAAAATTATCACACCTGTTTATTTAAGACTCAAATCTAAAGATTACGAAGAATTAATGGGTGAGTATTTTAATTGGTATGACCAAAACCCTGAAGAGTCTTCTTCACTTACAATTCAGTTTTCAAAATTAATGAAAGTAAGAAAAGTCATTGCTCAGGAAAAAATTAATAACACAATTGAATTGGCGGAAAACATTATAGAACAAGGTAAAAAGATTATTATATTCACAAACTTTACCGACACACTAAATCAAATCTATAACCACTTTGGTAAATCTGCGGTTTATTTAGATGGTAGTTGTTCTAAGTTTCACAGACAAAATGCGGTCGATGAATTTCAAACAAACGATAAAATCAAAGTATTTGTTGGGAACTTGAAAGCAGCGGGTGTTGGGATTACTTTAACCTCAGCGGAAGCTGTAATCATGAATGATTTATCTTTTGTACCTGCAGAACATTCACAAGCAGAAGACAGGTCACACCGTATCGGACAAAAAAATTCAACATCAGTGTATTACCCTCTATTTGAAAATAGTATTGAAGGTGCAATATATGACATCCTTAACAGAAAGAAAAAAATTATATCAACGGTAATGGGTGACGATACTTTTGACGAGGCGTCGGTAATCGAAGAAATGTTAAATATGATTTCTAAAGGAAGGTGATATTTATACATATGAATGTAGAAATATCATATAAAGGAATTACACCTAAGACAGACCAAGAACTTCTTATTAAAAGGTTTATAAATTTTTTAAAAAGAGAATACCCATTAAAGGGTGATGTTAGTATTGTCTTTACTAATAAAAGATATGGGACTATGACTACAGGGTCCAGAACCGACAAAAGCACTTTAAAGGTATTAGTAAAAGATAGACTCAACAGAGATATATTAAGAACTTTATCCCATGAATGGCAACACGAATATCAAAGAACTGTGTTGAACAGAAAAAAAGGAAAAGATATAGGAGGTAAAAATGAAGATGATGCTAATGCGTCTGCGGGAAAAGATGTAAAAAATTTTGAAAAAAATAACAAAAAGTTAGAAGATATTATATACACTAAGTTTGAAAGAAAAATAAATGAGATTGAGACTAAATTAGATTTAATCTCTACGGTCAAACAAAAAATAATTAATGAAATCAAACATATTAGTGTTGATAAATTACCTTACCAATTCGATTCCCTAAATAAGTTTATTGATACTGAGACTATGAAAACTCATTACAATAAACACTACAAGGGTTATGTTGAAAAATTAAATGCAGAGTTAGATAAAGTTTCAGGCAAAGATTTAGATTTAGAAGAAATAATAATAAAAATTTCTAAATTCAACACAAAGGTTCGTAATAATGGTGGTGGGGCATTTAATCACGCATTATTTTGGAAAATGTTATCACCTAAAAAACAAGAAATCTCTGACCCAATAAAAAGTAAAATTGATAAACATTTCGGTTCATTCGAAAAGTTTAAAGAAAAATTTGAATCAGAAGCAAAAAACAGATTTGGTTCTGGTTGGGTTTGGTTAGTTTTAACTAAAACAAACGGGTTAAAAATAACCACAACACCAAATCAAGACAACCCATTGATGGACATTGAAAAAAACGGGGGGTATCCTCTTTTAGGTTTAGATTTATGGGAGCACGCATACTACCTGAAGTACAAAAATGAAAGAGATAAATACATCAATAATTTTTGGAAAGTAGTGAATTGGGGATTCGTCAATGATTTGTATACCACACAAATAAAAAGAAAATCATAATTGATTTTTATTTATAAGATATTTATATAAAAAATATTCTTATGTCCACAGTAATAATCACAGAGCCTGAAAGAAGTAAACTTTATAAAAGGATTAAAAATCTTTTAGGAGCCCCTTTACGTGCTGTTGAATTGGAGGATGAAATGATGGATTCATTGTTGGAACTTTCTATTCAAGATTACGCACAACATGTTAATGATTGGTTGATTGAAAGTCAGTGGTCCTCACTATATGGTCTTAATTTAGATGAACAATCTCTTACAAGAGCATTCACTACTAGATCATTAGATTGGGAAACACAATATACTTACGCATATTCTAAAATTGTCGGTTTACAGGCTGGCGGTGATTGGGTATTAAAAAAAGACTATATAGATTTAGTTGCAGGTCAACAAATATATGAAATCCCCGCGGGTAGAGAAGTAAATGAATTATTATGGTTTACAAGATCTGAATTGGATGCTGCATATTTTGACCCATTCATGGGAGGTTTTGGTGGATTTGGTGGTATTGGTTTAGGTGGTGGTGCCGGATTTTCACAGATGGGTACAACGGGTAATTATTTTATAACACCGGCGTTTGACATACTTTTAAGAATGTCGGATATTAACATCAAAAGAAGAATCATTACAGGTGACCTTACTTATAGAATTACAGCATTACCTGAAGGAAAAAAGGCACTTCATCTTATGAACGTACCAGGCGGAAGATTCGATTTTGGAAATATTAATTTCCAAGAGTATAAAGTTTGGTATTGGTATTATGATACTTTTGATAGGGATAATTGTTTAAAGGCGAATCCCGATATAGTTAAGTTACCTTCTGATGTTCCTATTGATGAAATGAGATGGGATGAACTTAATTCACCGGCTCAAACTTGGGTTAGAAGATGGTTTACTGCATATTGTAAAGAAACTTTAGCAAGAGTTAGAGGTAAGTACAGCGGTAATCTTAAAACACCTGATTCTGAACTTACACTTGAGTACCAAAGTTTACAAACTGAGTCTAAAGATGAAAAAGCTATGCTATGGGAAGAACTAAAAACAAGACTCGAAAGATTAAGACCTGAAAAACAATGGGAAATAAAAGGTATCCAAGCCGAAAACATGAACAAATCTTTGAAATTTAGACCATTTACAAGTCCATATACTGTTATATAATTTATTCATGCCAGTATTTAGATCTATACCATCCTTAAGAGTTATTAATGGAACTCCTATAGAAACCTCTGATTCTGCGGTAGTAATCAATCAAGATTATGAAACTAATGGTGAATATGTTATAATTTATAAGGGAGATGAAAATCATAAATTAACTTTGAACCATAATAACACAGACCACGTTGTAGTTAAGTCTCTTACTAACGTTTTAGTTTTTTCAGAAAATTTGATTGATGAGGAATTTAATGAAGTTGAGTTAGACAAAGGGTCTTGTGTTGAGTTTAAATATATTAATGGTTTTTGGTATATCTTATCTTCTGATGGATTGAAAAACTCTTAGTCGAAACTAAGAGCCATCAAATCACCATCAACATCAAATTCGTAATACTCATCAGCATCTACTTTCTTTTGTTGTTGGACATATTGTTCCATTAGACTTCTGTTATTTTCAACCCATTCAGTGTCTACTAAATCGACCGTTCCTTCCAAATACATATAGTAAGGGTCAATACCTACATTTTTCCAAAACGTTAATTCTGTATCAGATAATGTTAATACTTCCTCTAACGTATCTTGGTGAGCCTCTTTCATAGGATAACCACGCACTAATTCAGTTTGTGTTTTAGTAAAGATAGGTCTATCTTTTGGGTTTTCAATTAAAATGTCTTCTCTAATTTCAGGTTTATAAACAACAAGTAACGGTTCGATTCTTTTATTAAATGCCGCCAAATATCTCGGAACATTATACTCACCCAATAAATCTGGATTTAATTCAATATCACGTTCGTCAATCATATAACAATTTAAAACCAATTCATCTTTTTTCTTTTGAACATCACCATGTGATTTTTTCTCACCATTATTTACATAAAAGATTGTATCACCAAGACCTGGATTTTTACCTTCTTTAATTAAAAGTTCCATGTGAGCTTGTCGGGACATCATATTACCTGCCTTTGTGGTTTTTGTAATGTGAACTTTATAGTCATCTATTGATTGTTTAACACGTGCTTTGTTCGCAATCTTAGCCAAAGGAATTTGTCTGTTATAGAGTTTGTCTACATATTCATAGTAGAAGTCCAAGAACTCACCACCCTTACCATCCAATAACATTCGAAGTCCTGTGTCCAAAAACTCAGCAACATATGTTTGAAGTTTTTTAGATTTAATCGTATTACCGGTAAGTTTTACTTTACCCTTGTCAGTAAGAAGTGCATAGTTCTTACGAGCTACGTTTATAGTTGAAGGCCAAACACCGTCGATATCTAATCCCATTTCACCTCGTAAAAATAAATCGTTGTATTCGGCAACATCTGCTTCGGCGCCAACATATTCTTTACCTTCTTTAACCAATCCATTCAACCCCTTTCCAATATACTTATATGTCTCCCTATCTTGTGGGGTTTCGAAGTTTACACCATCCGTGTCCATTACAAGTGGAACGTATCCTCTTTTCATAAAGAACATAATCATCTGTCTTAGATATTGTCTACCTGTACAAGTAATTTGTTCACCCATATCAATATCACCCCACGGAAATACTTGTGGTGCGGATAATGAACCAAAGAATGCGTTAATGAAGATTTTAATTGGTAATTGTTTTCGGTCATAAGAAATTGCAAGTTTCGGGTCAATAGACTTATATTCGCTCGCTAAGTTCTTGTATTTGATACGAGTATCGCGGAAATACTTTAACATACTCTTCATTGCTCCTGTTACGTCACATTTAGGGAATACGTCGTGAACCAACTGAATAGATGGGTATAGTGAAGAGTAGTCAAGTTTCAATACGTTCTTAGAGAACCCAACCTGAACCAAACGAGAAAGACCTCCTGTAAACTTTCTTTTCTCTAATTTTCTTGGTAACGCCAAGTTATGTTTATATGACCACGCGGACATAATCATTTTCCATAACGTTGCGGTTCCCATCGTTGAAAGTCTTTCATAGGTTGTTGGTACAAGTTTAGACAACAAGAAGTTTGCTTGGTTAAACTGCTCATCAACAACCATCGTTTCATAAAGGTCATCATCCAAGTAGTCTTCGATAATCTTTGAACCTGTAACTAATTTATAAACATCATCTCTTCTTTTACATACCTCATCTATTTTTGAATCGAACCCAACTTTTTTGTAAGCTCCGTTTTCTTTGTTCATCCAATATTCAAAATTATCGAAATAGATTTTACCAATCTTATCACCTTCAACATAAACACGATTTGGTTTTTCTGCTTCAATAAATTTGGTAATATACTTCAAAGACCAACTCTTAATATCTGAGTTGATTGCTTGTGCTCTACGAACAGCATGTGCAATATCCACAATATTATATCCCCACATCTGAGTCTGAACATATGGTTCCATTTCGTTTGCCAACTTTAAGATACCATCTTTTTGTTTCAATGTATAATCAGGATGTAAGGTCTTACAGATTTTTTTGATATTAACTTTTAATATCTCAGCTCTTTTCAAAATAAACGGAAAGTCAAAGAATGCCGAGTTGTAGCCACCAATCAAAGATGGTTTTAAGTCATCAATAGTTTTAAAGAAGTCGACAATCATTTGTCGTTCTTCATCTTCATTTTGTGCTGATAATAATTTTAGAAAACCACGATTGTCTTTCATCCCTATCAAGAATATTTTACTTGTTTTGGGGTCAAGACCTGTGGTCTCGATATCGAATACAAACCTGTGGATTTCATCGTATTCGTCAAAACCTTTGAATAATCTTTTACTTTTTTGAATTAAGTATTGTTCGACAGGTGATAATATTTGAATTGAGTCTGTATTATCTCTACCCCACGGGTCTAATCCACCACCCTTAAAGAAGTTTACAAGGTTGGAATATGACTTTGTTGTTTTAACCAAATACTTTAATCCATTTTCTAAACGTTCATCATCGTGAGTATCGAGTTTTTCTATGATAATACCATTTTCACTCATCGCACGTTTTTGTGCGTGTTTGTCATTCTTGTAAAAGTTTTTACCTTTCAAGTCACCAACCCAAGCAAATGGAATAAATGTGTCGGGGCGTAACAATTTGCCCTTAACGGGGTCTTGAATTACTTTATAAATCTTTGAGGATTTATAATCGTATTCGAGTGATACGATATATTTTTCGTCGTCTTCGCCTAATAGGAAGCGTTCAATTTCTTCTTGTGGAACCATATTTTATATTTTTAATTTTGGGTTATTGTTCTCACGAACTAAGTCGTGGTTTCCCTTCTTTGATAAATATAAAAATGAGTTGTGTTAATGTCAAATAATGTTGATATAAAGATTTTCTCTGATTGGTGTGATTAATTCACCGTTGTCCAAAGTAATAGAAAACTCACCTTTATACCTACCAACCCTATTAGTATCATTTGGTGACCATTTGTAGTAGATGTAATATTCTTGAGGTGAATCTGGATTTGACTTATCTTTTTCAACTAAATATGCATTTTTCATGGATATTTTTTGTGCACCATTACTTTCCAAAGTCATTGAAAATCTAATTCTTGCATTGTCAAGGATTGAGTAAAATTCTTTTGCAGAATCAGTCCTACCGTCAAAAACTACATCCATTTTCAGTATTGGTAATAATGAGTCTTTATTAATAAAAAATTCCATGTTTATTAATTTTAATAAATTAGTTATGGCCCAACAATCAAGGTCAGAATCCCAACGTTTGGACCAGTTCCCCAACTATAAGTATATGTCCCTACGGTAGCACCCAAAAGTGATAATGTTTTAGATGTGAAAGTCGACTGTGTTGTTAATGTTGAATTTGAAACGTAACCAGTTGGTAATATTAAATAATTACTTGCTGCAATAGTTTGGATACCCACCGCAACACCATTTCCTGTGTTTGCCTGTGTCAATGCTCCTAAACCAAAATTACTAGGTATAGTTAATGTTGGTCCTCCATATGCACTTGAAGAAAGTGGTGTAACATTACCTTCCCCACAAAAGAAATTAGAGTTATTAGGTCTGACCGAACCAAGTAAAGTACCAGTGAATGAGGAAGTTAAATTAGTAGTATCAAAAGTACCAGTACCTGAAAGTATAACATCTTCCCCAAGTTCAAACAAACGCATAGTAAAAGTTGATGATGGGGCGACTGTTGGTGTAGGAGTCGGCGTAGGAGTTGGTGCTAATGGTGTTGCGGTTGGGGTTGACGTAGGTGTAGGTATTGGCGTAGCAGTTGGAGTTGGTGTAGGTGTCGGTGGTATTGGTGTTGCAGTTGGTGTTGGTGTAGGTGTAGAAGACGGTGTAGGTGTCGGTGGTATTGGTGTTGCGGTTGGTGTTGCAGTTGGTGTTGGTGGTATTGGCGTAGCAGTTGGAGTTGACGTAGGCGTAGAAGATGGTGTAGGAGTTGGTGTTGGTGTTGGTGTAGATGTCGGACTTACGGTCGGAGTTGGTGTTGGTGTCGTTGGGGTTAAACAATTTGGGCACCAGTAATTGAAAAGTTGATATTGTTGTTCTAAAATTCTGAAGTTATGTTGAATTGATGGTGAACCTAATGGTTCAGTATACATTCTTAATTGTGAAATTCCACCCATAAAAGTTCCACCAAAATTTTGCTCCAAAAGTATGTCAGTACTCAATCCACTGTATGTTGTTGCGGATAAAATATTATTTGGAAACAACTCAGGGTCTTGTTGGTACGGTCCGTATGGTAAAGTACTTGAAGAAAAAATCAAATGGTCATGCAATCCTTGAGTGCCTCCACCAAATGAAATGTTAAAAGGAACTCCTATTTGTTTTTCTTTTTCAGTATTAAGCTCTCTTGGGATTATCTCCTCGAAATTCTCAATTACTAAAAATAAATAACCATTAGCATAAATTTTTAGTCTACCTAATCTATACCATGTTTCATCAAACCATTTATTATCAAATCTTACTTTGAATACTTTATTTTCTTTTGTTCCACCAGAGTGGGTCTCAGGCGGCATAATTAAATTATAGGTCGTACCATTTATAGAAGACTGGTAAGTTTCAACCCTTAAATCATTCAATCCCCCTAAATTTAGTAAATCACAATCCTCCATAGATGTGTACCTCTCAAATACAGTACTTACCATTACCCA